TGCTGGACAAGTAGAAAAACATACAGAACAACTTGAAGGAGGTATGCATAATAAAGTGAATATCGATTTTTTAAAAGAACAGGTAATGAAGCTTCAATCAGATGTTGAAATATTAAAAGATAAAATGAGGGAAGCCAATGGTCATTGAGTATGTGTTTAGTTTATGTATGTTTGTTAATGGGTCGCTTGACGGCCATATGATGACAGACGGATTATCAGAATGCTTACGTGCAAAACGTGAGGCAGAGAGGAATTTGGCAGAGAACAGAACCAATCGTATACGTTATGAATGTGGTAAAGTTAAAGCAGAGCTTAGAGAAGATTCAGAAGGTAATTTAAAAATCTATAAAATTATAGAAGATAAGTATTCCAAGTGATAAAAGTTTGGTTAATGATTGCATTTTTGCACACACCATCATTACCTAGTGTCAAATATGAGGCAACAATATTTAAAACAGAACATGAGTGTTTTGAGCAACTAGCGGTATTTATGAATATGTATGAGCAAAAACCACAGAATTATAAAGAAAATGTAGTAGTAGACGCACACTGTTTAGAGTTTAAGTCTTTTCCCATACCACGATTTTCACCTACAAATGGACAATCACAATCATTCCAATCTTAAATTAAATACATTTAAAGGTCATAAAGTTTTAGTTATAGGAGATACGCACGATAGTCCTCATGTTCCTCAAGATAGATTTACATGGATAGGTAAATATATACGAGATACCAAACCTGATTATGTAGTTCATATAGGCGACTTCTCGTCTATGGATTCACTTAGCTTTTTCCAAGCAAATGATACACAGCAAGGTAAGTTAAAAGACGCTTACATGGTAGATATATTATCTATGCGTAATGCTATGCAGTTATTAAATAAAGGCATGGGTACATACGAAGTTCCAAAACATTGTACGTTAGGTAATCACGAGGTACGTGTTCACCGATTTGAAGAAAAAATACCTGAGATAGAAGGTATTATGAAAAATGAATTATATAAATCTTTCCATGAAAATGGATGGACGACTACAGAATATGGAGAAATATTTTTTATATCAGGAGTAGGATTTACTCATGTACCTAAAAATATTATGGGTAAGGAATACGGTGGTAAAAATGCAGAAATACAAATAGCCAATGATAGCTTACATGATCTAGTTTTTGGGCATACTCACAAAGATAGAGATTGGAAAGCTACTAAAATAGGGGATAAAAAGTTTATTCGTGTAGTTAATGTCGGATGTGCGTTGCCAATGAACCATGTTGAGAGGTATGCAAAGCTCAATATGACTGGGTGGTCGTACGGCATTGTCGAATTGGCTATCTGGGATAACCATATCCAAGAGAAAACTTTTATTTCTATGGATAGATTGGAGAGAGATTATGGATAAGATAAAAGACTTTTGGAAAGGTTTAACCAAAAGAGGTAAACTGTTAGTAACTGCATTAGTAGTTATTGCTGGAATGATTATCTACGGATACGTATTTTAATGTTAAATTTGCTGATCGGCCCAATAGTAGATATTGTTGGTACATCTGTAAAAGGCTTTGTAGATACAAAGAAAGCGAAAGCAGAACAAAAAGTTACTGAAATCAAAGCTAAGACTTCTTTGATGGAAAAACAAATCAAAGGTGAAGTTGATTGGGATATTGAAGCAATCAAAAACACAAAAGGGAGCTGGAAAGATGAGTACCTTACAATTCTTTTCAGCATACCCCTTCTTCTATGTTTCTTACCGTGGACAGTTGGTTATGTCGAAGATGGATTTGAAGCTCTTTCCAAGACACCTGATTGGTATAAATACACTTTAGGTGTAATTGTATCAGCAAGTTTTGGAATTAAGGGTGCAAGTCGCTTTTTTGGTAAAAAATAAGATTTTATTCTCAAAAACAAGCTTATAATTAGCCCTGAGAGGCGTTATAGCACCTTAGTAGGGTGATTGTACCTGAGAGATTTATTTCTTTTTGAGCATTTAAAAAATCTATGTTTCTATAGATTTCATCAAATCACTTAATTTTTTAGCTCTGTTGGGTGTTTGTCTAGCCCAAAGGCTGTCCAACATTTCAGAACTTGCTAAAGAATAGTTGTGACCCCTTAGAGCTTTTATCATATTACGAAATTTTGATACGCCATTCTTCCCCATTTGGAATATCATTTCAATCAAAATATTTTGAGCGTCAGATTTAATATCTAAATCTTCTTGAGCTAACAATTCTTTCATTTGTTTTTTTGCTTTATCAAAATCAATGTCAAAGATTTCTCGTAAGTATCCTTGAGGATACGCTACGTCATCTTTCCAATGATCTTCAACACATTTATGACCCCACCCAATCGTACGGTGATTTTCAGTACATAAATATACGGTATCACGGTAGCCTTCAGCTTCCATAATAGATTCTTTAATGTAATTTTCGTCCACTTTTGACATATTCTCTAATCTCCAATTCAACAATAGCTTCTGTTAATAGTTTCCAATTAACATTTTCTCGCTGTATTTGTCCAATATGAATTAAATAATCTATCCATTCATAGAAAATTTGCTCCAAAGAAAAAGATTCATCAAATTCTAAATTACCGTCTTGCGTTATCATTAACCAAGTAATCCATATTATTTTATATAGTGCTACTCACTAAAGGATAACTTAGGTTTATGCACTTTGACTTTTTTTGAAAGTTTACTTTGTTTTTTATAAACTTTTTTTATTTCTTTTTTAGTAATTTCTTTTACTGCTTCTTCAGCACAGTTATCTCTATAATTAGGGAATCGTTGATTCATTTCTTGGCAAATGCCAATATATCTGTCAGCTAGTGTTTCCATAATAATCAATTTTACCTTTCTCATTGTAATGGATGGTGCAATTAAGCTTTGAAAACATGCCCTTTGGTCGCTGGAACATCACACCTAACGTACATGACACCATTACTTACCATGAAGAATGTAGACCGAGGGCGTTTCAGTGTGGGCAATAGTGTGATGGGAAACATGCGAAGGTAAAAAACCCATCACGCTTTATCAGGAGGAAAGCTCTATTGCCCACTAAACCTTAAAACGGTATGTCAGGTACTTGCTCCCCATTAGCGTTGCTAGTTGCAGGAGCTGTAGCTTTTTGACCACCACTATTGTTAGTAGGTATTAACTGAACCTTACCAGAAAATCTTGGTACAACTATTTCGGTAACGTATTTAGTTGTTCCATCTGATTCATAGGAACGATACTCTACTTGTCCTTGCACATGAATAGTATCACCTTTTTTCATGTACTTTTTTAAACTTTGAGCAACTTGCGGATTAAACACCATGACTTTGTGCCACTGTGTTTTTTCTTTGTACTCACCATCTTTAGCTTTGTAACGTTCGTTAGTCGCTAAAGATAAAGACGCATAACTGTCGCCTTTTGTTGTTTCTCTGACATCTGGGTCAGCACCCAAACGTCCAATTAGCATAACTGAATTAATCATATATTCCTCTCTATTTTGCTAGTTTAATTTTAGAAGCGTCTGCCACTTGCGGTTTAAACTTCTCTGTCATTTGTTGAATGTACTTATTATTGTCAAACAATCCTAAGAATACATCTGCACTTAATCCTAAATGACTAAATGCTTTTGTTAAAGCGTCCGTCATAGCTTTTTTCGGAGCTTCATCATCTAATCCACCTTTTGAATTATATAATGGTTCTACTGAACTAACTGGCCCATAATAATTCCAGAAACCTTCTTTGTTTTTGTTTGTTGCAACAGCAACTTCTGCAAAAACAAGTTTGTCTGTGTAATTATAATTAACTGTATACGTCCAGCCTTGACCTACTGCGCCAAACATTTCTGTCATACGCATGATTTGATACATTGGGTCTACAGTAGTAAGTTCACGACCAAATTTTGATCTAAACCTTTTAGTAAACTTAGGGTCTGTGTGTTTGAAATTATCCCAAACTTTTTTATTTTCTTCTAACATTTGTAATCCTTCCTTGTTTTTCACTTTTAGTTAGTTGATATATATTCACCCATACATATTTCATAGGTGAAGGCTCATTTAATAAATTGGGTTTATTTAAAAATGTTTTTAATATTTTATATAATATTTTATTCATCTTTAACATACTCCCAAACTATCGCTTGTTTACCACTAGCGTTTCTTCGTGTTTTTTTTGTATCTTTAATACAACCTTTTAAAACCAATTCTGAAAATCTTGGTCTTACACTTAGAATAGATATATTTAATAAATCTGCAACTTCATCTGGTGTAGCTCCATATTTATTTTTATTTTTTACAACAGCCAAACATTTTTGACGTATTGTAGGTGCTTTAATTTCTAAACTAGCTTGTTTGCTAGTTCTTCTTTTTTTATATCCAGCATTATTCGGATACTGGTTCATCTGTAATACCATGAAATTCCCTCCAGTTTGTATCTATTGGTTCTTTATTTTCTACCGCTTTCCAAAATTCTTTGTAAGCTTTTAATAAAAGCGATTGAAAATTATTATCTTCTTCAACAGTAAAAACTTTATGTGTTCTATTGCCAAAAAATATTGATAGATATGCTTTATTAACTTCAGCACACAACATGTAATGTTGCAGTTGAGGATAATATCTATCAAGTATATTAGCGTGTTGCTTTGGTGTATCCATAAACTGTCCTGAATGTTTTGCTTCAAAAACAGCATAATTAGCGTCCTCACCTTCCATCCCAGCAACTACTAAACCATCTAAATTACCATAGATGTAATCGTTGTACCAAAGCTGTGTTTCTTGTGTGACACGTAAACCCATTTCTTTAGCAAACCATTGTCTGTTTAATTCTTCAGTAACTGTTCCCATTTGAACAGGTAAAACATCTGATAAATCTTCTGGCTCGGTGTTCCCTCGCTTTAAATCATAAAGTTCTAACCATGAATCATCATG